TCGACCCATACTTCGGTGGTTACACATCTAACCAAGAATTGGTGACAATCGGTTATAAGGGTTCTTCTCCTTATGACGCTGGTCTATTCTACTGCCCATACGTTCCTCTACAAATGGTTCGTGCAGTTGACCAGTACACATTCCAACCAAAGATTGGTTTCAAGACTCGTTACGGCATGGTTGCAAACCCATTCGCAACTGGTTTGACCACTGGCAACGGTGCATTGAACGCTCGTTCAAACGTGTACTACCGTATTTTCCAAGTTCGCAACTTGATGTAATCTGTCCCAGGGATGGGAAGAAGTCACCGTTAAGAGTGACATTTAAAGACCACCTTCGGGTGGTCTTTTTTTTTGGCTCCTAAATAGTAGATAGAGGAGATAACATGTCTGCAATAAACAGAGCACCAGAAAATACAAATTTACTTCAACCCACCAAGTTCTTACTTACATTCGATAGAATTAGGGCCACACAGTATTTTTGTCAGTCGGTTAATCTACCGGGCGTTTCTTTGGGTGAGGTTAATAGAGCCACTCCATTCTTAGACATGTATTCACCTGGTACCAAACTATCTTACACTCCACTTGATGTTGAGTTTTTGGTAGATGAAGAATTGCAATCGTGGAAAAACATATATGACTGGTTTCTGACTATGGCTGATCCAGAAGGATTTGAACAACGTGGCGGCAGTAAAGAACTGCAAAACAATAAACATTTTTCAGATGCAACATTAACCATTCTAAGTAATCTAAACAATCCAGTACTAAGAATACAATACACAAATGTGTTTCCTTTAAGTATAAATGATATTGTATTTGATACTACGAAATCAGCAGACACAATAATAACCGCAAGGGCAACATTCAGGTATCAATCATACAAATACTTGACAGTTTAATACTTTTGTGATATAATGTTTTGATTATGGCAATTATGAATAACTATGGAAACACTTGAACAAGTCTTAAAAATGTGGGAATCGGATGCAGTCATTGACCAAACCGAACCCAGCAGAGAACTATTAAAGATACCTGTATACCACAGTAAGTATCTTGGCATTCTCACCAAACATAAAATTGCATCAAAGAAAGCCCACTTTGATTACTTGCGTATGCGTAAAGTGAAATGGGAATACTTTACTGGCAAAATGTCACAAGATGAATTGGACGAATACGGATGGGAACCATTCCAGTTTGCGTTGAAGTCTGATATCAACACCTATTTGGAAGCAGACAAAGACCTTATCAAATTACTTGAGAAAAAGGTCTACCATGAAGAAGTTATTTCGGTTATTGAATCTATTATGAACGAATTGAAACAAAGAACATGGCAACTAAGAGACTTTATATCGTGGGAGAAATTTGTTGGTGGACAATAATCTGTTATCAATTTCTATTGACACATTAAACCTTTTTTCTTTTATGGTTGGCATGTTTTTTGCTGCAACCATGTGGAGAACTAGGGCTTTATATTTTGTTGTCTTTTACTTTGCATGTGTTGCACTATACTATGCTTTGAGGTTTCATTATGCCTGATTTAACAACCATAAAAAATAGACAAAGAAAAATTCGTAGGAATCATAGAGACAGACAAAATACCAGAATGAATTTTGGTAAATACAAAGGTTTCTATTTCAAAGATGTTCCAACAGATTATTTGGAATGGGCAGCCAAACATTGGGTTGAACCACAATATAGGCCTATATTAATATTAGTAGTTGAAGAAATTGAATACAGACATTTTAATAACTAAAAGGAATGAAGTATACACCAAAGTGACCTGTGAGAAGCATGTTGCAAAGGAGTTATCTGAGTACTTCACATTCTTTGTACCTGGTTACCAGTTCGTTCCAGCCTATCGGAATCGCATTTGGGATGGTAAGATTCGTCTATTCAATCTACAGACCTCACAATTATATCTTGGACTCATTCCATATCTGATTGAATTCTGTGATGAACGCAATTACGCTTACTCACATGATATTATTGAAGATGAATATTCTGTATATCATGCACAGAAATACTTTGATACACTGAATCTACATTCACAAGGTAAACAGATTGGTGTCAGAGAACACCAACAAAATGCATTTATTGAGGCCATGCAAAAACGGAGAACATTACTATTGTCTCCAACCGCATCAGGCAAATCACTTATCATATACTTGTTGTTTAGACAACTGTTGCAGTATCAACAATTAAAAGGATTGATTATTGTTCCAACAACATCTTTGGTTGAACAGTTGTATTCCGATTTTGCCGACTATTCATCCGAAAACGGATTCAATGTGGAAGAAAATGTACACAGAATCTATCAAGGTAAAGATAAGTTAACGGACAAGAATCTAACAATCTCCACATGGCAATCACTGTACAAATTACCACCAGAATACTTTCATCAGTTTCAATATGTGATTGGTGATGAGGCACACCTATTCAAGGCACAATCTTTAACATCAATATTAACATCTTGTGTCAACGCAAAATATAGAATTGGCCTGACTGGTACACTGGACGGAACCAAAACACACAAGTTGGTACTAGAAGGTTTGTTTGGTCCAACCAAAAAAGTCATATCAACCAAAGAGTTGATTGACAAAAAACAACTATCAGCATTCAACATAAAGTGTTTGGTACTGAAACATTCGGAAGAAGTCTGTAAAGAAATGAAAGACAAGTCATATCCAGATGAGTTAAAGTATTTGATTGAGTCTGAAAATAGAAATCGTTTCATTCGTAACTTGGCAATCAGTCTAGATAAAAATACATTGGTTTTGTTTCAGATGAAGAAACATGGTCGTGTATTATACGAAATGATTAAAGATAAAGCAAATGGTCGTAAGGTATTCTTTGTTGATGGTGATGTTGAAACGGAAGTCAGAGAAGAAATTCGTAAGATTATGGAAGTGGAAAAAGATGCAATCTTTGTGGCTTCGTTCGGTACAACAAGCACTGGTACAAACATTAGAAATCTTCACAATATTATATTCACATCACCATCGAAATCTAGAGTTAGAAACCTACAATCTATTGGTCGTGGTCTTCGTCAAAATGAGGGCAAAGATATGGCCACACTATACGACATATCAGATGATTTGAGAATCAAAAAACACACAAACTTCACATTACAACACTTCATCGAAAGAGTGAAGATATATAATGAGGAGAAGTTTCCTTTTAAAATTTACAATATAGGACTTAAAAATGGCCATTAAAATAGTAAGATTTAAAGACGGTCTGGATGTAATCTGTAACTGTGAGTATACAGGAGATGACATGATAGAAATTACCGATCCTATGTTATTTGAAATCCGAGGTGTCAACCTGATGTTACAGTGTTGGTTACCTATGGCAGTTATCAAAGAAAACAAAGTGGATGTGGATCCAGACACCATACTTTGCACAATGGATCCCACTGAGGACTTTGAAGAATATTATCTGAATACGGTAATTAAACTGACTGAAGCTGATAAGAAAGAAAAAGAGGTAGCTCTCACTGATGAAGTTCTTTCCGCTTTTGAAGAAAAGGAATCTAGGAAGAATTTCCTAATACATTAATAAGCTAATAAAAAAATTAATATATTAATATCATCCGGGCTACACCGTGGACTTTAACACATGTCAAGCCCTTTGTCAACAACTTTTTATGGTACATTTGAATGAGTAAACAGAAACATTATATAAACAATCAAGATTTCCTAGCGGCATTGGTAGACTACAAAACCAGATGTGCAGAAGCCGAAGCTGCCAACAAAGTCAGACCAAACATTCCAAATTACATTGGTGAATGCTGGATGAAGATTGCCGAAGGTCTATCACACAAACCAAACTTCATTAACTACACTTACCGTGACGAAATGATTTCTGATGGTATTGAAAACTGTTTGATGTACTTTGAAAATTTTGACCCGTCTAAGTCTTCTAATCCATTTGCGTACTTCACTCAAATCATATACTTTGCATTTCTACGAAGAATACAAAAAGAAAAGAAACAACTGTATGTCAAATACAAGGCCACAGAAATGTATGGTATCTTAGATGAGTTTGAAATGTTAGAAGGTGAAGATGGTTCAAGTAAACAATTCGAATTGTATGAAAACATTGCTGAATTTATTGGCAACTATGAGGACTCTAAAAAGGCAAAGAAAGCCGAAAAAGATGCGGCAAAGAAACCAAAAGGACTTGAAAAATTTATTGAGGAGTAATTATGAGAATAGGATTTACATGTTCCACATTTGACCTTTTCCATGCAGGTCATGTGATGATGTTGAAAGAGGCAAAGACCCAGTGTGATTACCTGATTGTTGGTTTGCAAATGGATCCCACAATCGACAGGCCTACCACTAAAAATAAACCAGTACAAACGGTATTGGAAAGGTTCATACAGGTACAGGCTTGTAAGTTTGTTGATGAAATTATACCATATGCCACAGAAAAAGAATTGATGGACATATTGACTTCTTATCCAATAGATGTTAGAATAATAGGTGAAGAATATAGAGATAAACAGTTCACTGGTTATCAGTTACCTATGTCAGTTTATTTTAACAGTCGTCAACACAGTTTTTCTACCACTGAGTTACGACAAAGAGTATTGGAAATTGAAAAGACTAAATGAAAGTAGCAATAATTACCGACCAACATTTTGGTGCAAGGAACGATTCAACACTTTTCTTAGACTTCTATGAGAAGTTTTATAGAGACACATTCTTTCCCACATTGAAAAAAGAAAAGATTGATACTGTACTTATTCTTGGTGATACATTTGACCGTAGAAAGTACATCAATTTCTTTTCACTGAAACGTGCAAAGCAAATGTTCTTTGACCCCTTGTTTAACATGGGTGTACAAGTTCATATGTTGGCTGGTAACCATGACACATACTTTAAAAATACCAACGATGTTAATTCATCCGATTTACTTCTTGGTGAGTATGGTATCACATTAAATGTTATTGACCATCCAGCCGAGATATATGTTGGACCACATAAGATTTGTATGATGCCTTGGATTTGTGCAGAAAATTATGAAGATTCTTTACAGACATTAAAGGGCACCGATGCAAAGTTTTGTATGGGTCATTTTGAAATTGCAGGCTTTGCTATGCATCGTGGTATGCCATCTGAAGGAGGGTTAGATCGTGGAATTTTTAGGAAGTTTAGTCACACTTTTAG